ATTTAGAACCACCAATTTTGGCATTTAATTCAACCGACCTAAAGCCGCTACTTATACCAATAGGAATTCCGAAGTGTTCGCGTAGTGGGTCGAATATTTTAACACACACTAACCGTAAATTATTTAATTGCTCTGCGTTTGGAATATTAGCCAACTTTAACGCATTAGCTTGGTTGCTTTTTGTGACTTCAGCATAGGTCACGTACTTACTTATCTTTTCCATCGGTCATTGCATCAGTTATGTCTTCGCTTTTTCTACCTATAATCGTTTTCAATTTACTCCAAAGGTCTTTGCCAGTAACCGATTCAATGGATTCAATGATTGACTTGAACTCGATTACAGCTATAACAGTAGCAACCAATTTTGTTATTGGTATAAGTTCAGCAATAATAAAAGATTCAATAAGGAATCCGCTCATTATTGCAATTTGATACAACAACAATTTTGTGATAGTATCACTCATCCTGCGTGAACGAATGCGTTGTTTTAGTTTTAAAGCCTTCCATATACCTACAACCATATCAGAAGCAACCAAGAAACCAATGGTTAACATCAGCTCTTTGATTGGTAGGAATACAGCGAGACTTGCCAACAACCAAAACTTGCCTTTCAAAAACAATAACTCTTTCAACTTTTTTTTACTTTAGCTTGTTGTTTTTTAAGATAAACTTTTAACATTTTCTCGTACTGCTCTCGCTTTAGTACGTAGGTGGTAGGAAGTTTTGAATTGACCATCTTTGTCTTTGGGTTTTATAACTGTCCGAAATCAAAAAACTACTCTTTCCATATGGGTTACGGTCAGGAAAGATATTATCGTTTGTATTGTTCGTGTACTCGGGGAAAAGACTTGAATTAAAACGCAAATAGTTTACCATTCTATTCGTGTAGAAACGTGCATTCTCACGCGCTTTCTCTTTCAAAGATTCCATCTCGCCTTTAGTTACAGGTGTAGTGTCTTCACTTTGTCTACTTACCAAGTTTCCATTGTCGTGTTTATACAACAATGATGGGTAAAGTTCAACCATAGTCCACCAAATAAGCAACTTTAAAATGTAATCATTCAAAAGTATTTCGTAGTCACCAGTCAATGTTTCATTTGCTACGTCATCTTTGATTTTGTTAATCAAATTAGTGCCTAAAAAGTTCTGCAAATACATATCCTGCGCCACGTAAATACACGGACGAATTAAGTTAGGATCAACTGCATCAGTTAACGGAGTGTACTTCTTTAAAAGTTCCTCGTTAATCAAAAGTATTTCTTGTGGGATTGCCATAATTTCAATTTTTTAATTTATTCTACCGCCATTTGGAAAGTCCTTCATCGGTTTCTTTGCATCCTGATAACCTACCGTTGTGTCAAGTGGTGAGAATCCTTCTGCTTCCGCTTTTCTAACCGCTATCTTTACCTCGTTTTCCATTCCATCGTTTGGAAGGAATTTACCGCCTTGTCTTTTACGTTTGTAAATTGCTCTCATCCAAAAATGATGGCAATTAACACCGCCTTTGTAACGGAATATATTATAGGTTGTTTTGCCTTGTTCAGCAAATTGACCATTTACACCTGCGGTACTCATTTCTTGAATATCCTCGTATCTCCAAACAATTCCACCTTTGGAAAGTCGTACCATTTCACGACAAAACTCACGCGAGTTTTCACTTATCCAAGTGGAATAACGATAACGAACTTTGTAAAGTCCTGCATCTAATTTACTCTTTTGGTCAGGGTCAGCATACGAATCGAGCGCCTGGTTTACTTTGGTGAATTGTTCCTCATTGTCATAATCACCAACCTCACATTCTTCTACTAATTCCCACTCATTTAAATCAATCAACTCACCACACTCGGCAAGGTGCTTTAGGAATTGCTTTCCTTCTTCATCCGTGAAATCATCGTTTGATGAACAGCAGACTTTAGAAATTTCTTTGTGTTCGCACTCAACTTTTTTTTTTTCTATTGACTGCGTTATAGGTGTTTCGGTTGTTTGTTCGGGAACAAATAAATCATTCGGTGCAATCTTAACTCCTTGTGGCACTCCGATAGACCTAAACAACTCATCTACTCCATCGCATATAATACGTTGGAAAGGCTCAATAACTTGTTTGGTAAACAAATACATTGATGTCTTAAGTTCATCCGTGTTAGAACCCAATCCACCACCGTCACGAATACCAAAAAGAAGCGGTGAAGTAACGCGGTGTGCTATCAAAATTTGGTTTGTGCTTTCCGTACTTAAGAACTCGTATTGCTTATCACTATCTGAAATAGGGAAAGCGGTGAAATCAACACCTCTATCTCTTTCCTCGTTAAAGAATGTCAACACCTTTCCTGCATTCTCAGCACCTTGTATGCTTAATTGCAGTTGTTGTTTAATCATTCGCTGCTCTTCAAGTGTCGGGATTCCATTGTTAAATGATGCAATCAAAGAAGGAAAGAAACCATTTAAAATGTTATTTACATGGTATTCTCCAATTTGACGAGTCAATTCAATCCAGTTGATTGATCCTATGTAATCAGGCTTTGGATAATACTCACTCCCAACCATCATCGAATGCTGAAACATCACTTGTTTCGGGTTTTCGTCTTTGGTATTTACGTCAAAGAATGGAATGTAATGAGGATTGTTTTTCTTTTTACGAGTATCACTCCAATCTCTACTATACCAAACACCAGTAACATCATCGTTATCATCACTACAAGCCAATCGGCAGTTCTCGTATGGCAAATGGTTTATTTGCGCAATAGTGCTTCTATCCATTGACCAAATAACTTCCCAATAAAAGCCACCTTGCAACTTTAAATCTAATGCTGTTGAATGCAAGACCTTATCTAACTTCAATCTTTGAATCTCGCGCAATGTAACTTGCGATGCTGCGGTAAATTCTTTCCCCGCAATCATGAAACTAATTGAGTTAACCAACGCACCATGAACAGGTGAGGTGTTATATAGTTCAATAAGATATTGAGGAAACGAATTTCCTTCGCCATAACCAACCCACCCCTTTCTATCCTCAAATTCGATAGGTTCGATTTTAACGTATTTGGCTAAATCTACTTGCGTAGCACTAAACCTGTCAACGATTGATTTGTTATTATCCATTGTATTGTATATCGGAAGGAATTATAATATTAGGTTGGTCAAAGTAGTTTACCAAAGTCTCCATTTGAATAAAGCCTCTTTTAATCTCACCAACCACAACCGCATTTGTAGGGTCAAGGTTAGTATCTGAGTTTTGACCGTAAATAATAAAGTTATACCGAGTCCCATCAACAACAAGAATAGAACCATTAGTTGGATCATCGTCATTTGTACTAATTGCCAAAGTCGTGACCCTATCGTTTTCGCTGATTTGAGCAGGTATAACATAAAATGTTTGTAATGTAACTTCATTTTGAATTACAAGTAAGTAATCCGTATAAGTTGTATCAAATAACAAACTCCCCTCTTTAAGAGAAAAGAGGAGAGTCTGATTTGCGGTATTCGTTTGAAGGTAATTCATCCTTTAAACAAATATAAATTAAATTGTCGGAGCTACAACAGTTATAGAGCCGAAGTTATCAAATGGAGTTGAACTATAAGACTCCAAGCGGTAAGCCTTATGGGCTTCTTCTGCAGTGAAAGTAATGGTGTAACCATTCAAATCACCTTTAGCAGTTCCAGTTGAAGTTGAAGCAGCAGTAACTTCTGCACCATCAACTTTACCAACCATCCAAATGTTATTATTGTTATCTTGTACAAATACAACAAGACGGTTTTTAGCAACCAATTCAAGTTGTTTTCTACGTGCAGCAGACAACTTAAAGAAAGTAGCTGTAACTGTTTGAGTGTAGAAAATTGTTCCATTCTCAACAGATGAAGCCACCTCTTCTGTGAAGTTTCCTGTGTGCTTTGGTAGTGTGTATTGATACACTGATGCAGTAGGCAAGCCATCAATCTCTTCGCTGGTAGCATCTACAGTAACTCCACTTTGGAAGTCAGCTAATTGCTGCAAGAAGATAGCCTTAATACCACCTACACCCTCTTTGCAATCTAATGCAAATCCTGCGGTTAATTCACAAGCCATATTATTATTTTTTTATTGTTATTATTTACAATAAAAGGCAGGGGACTTATTCCCCCACCTTTTTACTTGTGTTTTTTATTAGTCAATGTAACCAATAGCAACATCAGAACCGAAACCAACTTGAGTTCCAACTCTGAATCTCATTGCCATACGAACCAAATCAGAGGCATCAGTCAAAGACATATCAACTACCTTAACTTCAGCAAAGTCAGAATTGGCATCTACACCAACAAACAAGTTGTCAGGGCGAGAAACGATTACAGTTCCGTTGCTGATACCAGGACAAACGTAGATATCATAACCATCAACTTGCATATTGAACTCTTTGAACGCGTTGTATTCAAAAGCATAACCTGCAGCGGCGATTGCTTGACGATACAATTGAGCAGTTGCACGATTCATATAAACCTTAACCATTGGATCACCAACCAAAGCAGCAGGCATTAAAGCCAAAACAGCTTGAATGTTGTCAATAACTGTTGTTGAATCCATTGTAGCCCAATCAGTTTCCAAAGTTGAAGCAGCCTTAATTTTCTTTTCAAGACCATCAAATGCTTGGTAAGAACCTGTAGCGGTGTCACCTTGCCAAATTGTAAACTCGATATTTTGAGCAACGTTAGAGGCAGCATAACCAATTAAGAAATCAGAGAAGTTAGCAGGAACAACATCGTTGATAAATCCACGACCTGTAGCCATTGCTTCCCAATCCTTTGCGAACTCGGTTTTACAAACTTCCAAATTAACTTTCAAATCAGTTACTTCCAAAATTGCTTCGTTTAAAGTCAACTCGGTAGGATCAGAGAAATCACAAGTGAAATCTTGAACCAAGTTTGCAGAAGATAATTTCTTCAATACGGCTTTGTATTTAACACCTTCCTTAAGTGTAACGTAAGATTTAGCCAAAGTGTCACCACTCAATAAAGCAGCGTGGATGTATGGCAAAGCCAATTCACCTGCGTATGTACTATTTATAGTAATTGCCATTGTTTTTTATTTTTTAGAATTAATAATTTGATATGCGCGACTTCTTGCATCCATTGCTCTGAATGGTACTTCGTTTACGCTTTGTTTTTGTGCAACTGGATTAGCCTTCTTCACTGACTCGGTAGCAGGTGCTTTAGACATTTTCTCAATAGTTGCAGATAAGTTTTGCTTTTCAGCATTCAACGCATTGATTTTAGCTTCAAAGCCTTCAATCAATTTGTTAATAGTGTTCTCGAACTCTTCGCGAGAAACTCCATCGAAAGATGATTGCTCAACTTCTTCGATTTCAATTTCTACACTTGGCTCTTCCATTGGCTTGTCTTTTATTTCGCTAATTTTGCCTTCTGTTACAACCAAGATTTTGCCTTCAGCAGTTTCGTGTTCTCCTTCAGGTGCAGGCATAGGGTTACCTTCTGCATCCATTACGAACAACTCCGAACCAATACCGAATTCAGCATCAGGGGAATAAACTTCAGTACCATCAGCGAGTATAGCCATAGCCATTTGTTTTTGCTCTACCGCTTCTTCCACAGCCGACAAACTAACCCCAAAGGACTTTAGTTTTTCTGCGTACTTGGAAACGATTTCGTTAACTTTACTCATAGTGTTGATAATTACTTTGTATAATAGACGCATTTTCTTGAATTTGTTTTTACTTTTGTGTCATCCCATTCGGGTAATGTTTGTTCATTTTATATTGTTTTTAAGTTCAACGAAGAAACCCCCTAAACGTAGGGGGTTCTTTGTTTGTCGGGTAAACAATACACCTGCACGGGTGTAATCTATTACAACGCGCTTAACTCATCATTAAGTGCCTTCATAATTTTCTCAATCTCTTGTTCCGCTAAATACTCCTCACTCATTTCAGTAAAGAAACCTTCTAAAGAAAAGCCTTTAACACTACCTTGTTTGATGTCTTGCCACACTTCATCATTATCTACTTTCATACCAATACACCAAGTACCATCGGGAAAGCTAAATCCAAAGTTTTGGCTTTTGTCGTGTTCGCCTTCTTTGATCCACGACTCAACAACCACACATCCCGCTACAGGAACTTGATGTTCCAAGTTAGAATTGTGGTGCATATTGCGCTTAAGATACTCTTGTGCTATCTTGTTAATCGTATCCTTTGAATACTTGCAATAGTAAGCATCACCCGCACCATTAACGCGGTAAATAAGTTGGTCGGGAATCATTACCGCACCGTATAACATCTTGCGCTCACCTTCTTCTATTGCGGCTTGTTTAACTTGCGTTTTTGACAATGCTACAAAGTCAACTTCGATAGCAGGATTCTCAACTAATGAGATTGCGTTAACTCCTAAATATCCACTATCATCGATAGTATATTCGATAACTTTTACTTCTTCCATTTTTACTTTATGATTTTTGATTGATCCTTAATTTTTTGTTCTGCTTCTTGTGCCGAACTTACATTGGTTGCTAATACGTAGGCTTGTACTGGTTGTGCGTTATTACCATTTACATTTAAAAATGATAGGTCAACAGCAGGCGCACCACCTCCGCTACTATTTGCATTTGGTCCACTTGGTGCAGATGTACCGCCACCGCCATCGTATTTCATAGCAGCAATTTTAGCCACGTTAGCAAAGGCACTAATCCCAGTAGCAATAGCCAAAGGAATCCTAACAGCAGTAGGTATGGTTAGATCCGCTAAAACCGCATTTACTGACTGATAACCTGCTATAGTCGCTTGAGCAATTTGAAGGCTTTTATTTATCTTAAATGATTGCTTTGCGTTTAATACACCATTAGCAGTTAAAGCATCATTTAAATCCATCAAAGATTGAGTTCCTTGAGATGCTAATAAAAACTTCTGCTCTTGATATTTTAACTCATTTTCATTTTGTTCTTTTCGGTCTTCTTGCTGTGCCTTTTTAATCTCATCTTCTTGAGCCTTAATTTGTAGGTCTAATTCTTGCTTCTTTTCGGCATAAGCTATTTCTGCATCAACTCGCGCCTGTGTTCCTACGTTATAAGTATCAATTTGTTCCTGTAATCTTTTTAATTCAATCTCACGTTCTTGCATTGCAATATTTTTCAATGCTGTTAAACGTAAAACATCAGATTTAATACGACCTGCGTAGAACTTTTGAGCCTCAAGGCTTAATCTATTTGTAGCCTCTGCTTGAACTCTTAACAACTCATTCTCTTCCTTACTTAATGCAAGGTCATTCATCTGCTGCTCTGAACGCAAGCCAGCAATCTTTGCCCTAACTCCATCGGCTGTTGCTAATGCTTGAGTAAGTGCAACTTGGTTATCTATGGTTTGATTGTGATTATAGGTAGCTTGTGCTGCTGCTACTTGTGCTTGTGCTGCTGCGAGTTCAGCTTTTTCTTGCTTATCTAAAATATCTGCAAGTTGGTTATTTGCTTCAATCCTATCTGCAATAGATTTACGTTCATCATCTCGTATTTGTCTTAATAACTCCGCTTCTCTATCGTATTGCTCTGCTAATCTTGCTTGCTGTGCTGCTGCTAACTTTGCGTTATTTTGTAAGTTAACTAATGCTGCGTTTGATTCCCAAGTTTTTTTAGCATAATTACCAATAGCTTCCGCTGCCCTTGTCGCTGTATCTACTACTTTATCTACTGTATCATCTACACCAGTTAAGACATCAATACTCTCCTTTCCTGCTTCCTTTAATGTTTCCCAAGATTTAGCAAATTCACCTGTAAAAAATTCAGAAACTGCCTTACCTATTAAGCCTAATGTTTCACCAAAAGAAACAAATCTTTCTATAAGGTTATCTTGTATAGCTTGACCTAAATCTTGTAATGCACCTAATGGATCTTCAAAAATTGCTTTGAAATAATCTACTACTACACCTGCATTTTCAGTAATATAATTGAATAAGTCACGGACTACATCTCCTAATGCACCCATTGCGGTACTAAAGAAGTCAACTACTTTTTGATTACTGGCTAAAACATCCTTAACTACATTTAACGCGCTTGATACAAGGGTAATAATCCCAAGTGATTTTACCAAATTACCAGCAAAAGCCTTAAAACTTTTCGCACCATTCTCCGCACTCTTTTTGGCATTCGTGCCAATCTTCTCTACTTTCTCACTTGCTTCATCAGCACCTTTCTTTAACGGGTCAAGGTCTATGTCGACCTCTATATTTACTTTACTATTTGCCATTAGAATATAAATTTAAGTAGCATAATGATGCCTATAATTAAAGACGCAGAAATCACGAAATTTATGAGGTTAGTTGTAAAAATTGACAACTTATTTTCTTTGCTCGGTAGGTCTTTACCTATTCCAAGCTTCAACATTTCTTTGATGTTTTTAAATGTGTCATGTGGGTTATTCATAATGGTATTGTGTGTATGTTAATTGACCGCTTATATTGATTACATTGTACGGATAAGAGGTTGCATCTTCTAAAGTTACAAGTATTGCAAACGTATTACCGACTACATCCAAAGTTATTATAAATCTACCATCTATATCAATCGGAGTTTCGTCTATTGTAGTTACATTTTTTAGGGTTATAGTACCACCCGTTTGAACAATATGTAAGTTATATTCGCCACTTACTGAAGCATCAATTAACGCGCCTACTTGACCTACCATTAAACGCAATTTCACAAGCCATAC